CGTGCCACACCCACAGGCTGGGCGGCGGCGTCACGCGCAGATCGACGCGCGCCACGTAGTCCTCCATCGCCTGCTGCGTGAACACCTCGCCGTCGCGGTCTTTGAAGTTGTTCGACCACACCGCTAGCCAGTGGTTGCCTGCCACCTTGAAGCCCGTGATTTCATCGCTTGTGCCGCGCAGCGCCTTCGCCACCTGCCCGGCGGCGGCTTCGGCTGCCTGCCCGATGTTCAACACCAGCTTGCGGATGCCTGCCGGGACGTTGACCGTCGCCGTCTCCGGGACGGGCTGCTGCTGCTCGGCGGGGTCGGCGGGGTCGGCGCTGTCAGCGGCTTCGGGGTCGGGCGGCGTCTTGTCGGCAACCGTCGCGTCCTGAGCGGCTTTGTTTTCGCTGGCATACATCGCCTGCATCATGGCTTCGGTCTCGGCGCGGTCGGGGTGACACGAGCCGTCGACGCGCTCGCCGGTGTCCTCTTTTTCGAGGCAGTAGTTCTCGCCGTCCTTGACAATTTTCCAGGGCATATCGCCTCCTAACCGAGCCAGCCGCCCTTTGCGCGTCCGGTCGTCTTCACTCAGCTGCAAGCGCAGAGGTAGCCCCCGCATTCCAGCACGGATGCTTTCGGGGTGATGCCTTTATTGACGTATTCCTTGAGGCGGTGCTTCTGCCCCGACATGGCGAGGCACGAGGTGCAGTGTTCAGCGTCGCCCAGCACCCACTCGTACATGCCGTTGGCATCGGCGCTCAGGCGTCCGGCTTCGTAGAACGGGGAGATCGACTTGTTAAACCACATCGACGCCTTTGTCGCGCTGTCGCCGACCGCCGCGCCGTCGTGATAGAGCGTATCGCCCAGGCTCGACACATACGCGCTCTGGGTCGCCAGGATCACGGCGTAGGCTGCCCTGTCCTCGTCTGTTAGGTCTTCTGTGACACCGCCCGCTTCCAGCCCGTCCCGGAAGGCTTTGTCGCCATACTTGCGGATCAGGTCACGCAGAATTATCCCGAACCGGCGACGGTTGACTTCATCGGCTCCCGCGCTGTCGAACAGCGCGGCGGCGTCGGCTTCAAATTCCAGCCGCGTCGCCTGAATGTCCTTCGTATCAGTCGCCGCCTTGACCAGTTGCAGTTCTAACGTCTGGGCGGGTGCTGGCGCGCCGCTCAGCGGCGTGCCGTCCTCTGCCGTGACCTGCAATTCCTGCCCTGGCGCAACCGCGTCGGCGTCCGGCAGACGGATCAGGTTGCCATCGGCGTCGATGATCGCGTCGGCAACCGCTTCGACCATGTTGGCGAGGATTTGCCGCTTCTCGTCATTGGTCAGCGCCGCGCCCGCGCTGGACAGGAAGCCCGCCCACACCTGTGCGTTCTGGGCACGCTCCTGCGCTTCATACGGGTCGCGCACCTTGAACTCGAATTCGAGGCTGTCGGGCAGCACGTGGTTGTTCATGGCGCGCTCGAACTGCCCCAGCATCTCGCCGAGCGTCTTGCCCTGCGATTTGACGTGCTGGATTTGCGACTGCCCGGCGCTGCCCAGGTTCCCGCTCGTCAGCTCCCACAATTCTTGCACGTCGACCCCGATGGCAAGCGCGAATTCGTGGACATCCAGCTCGACGTACACCTTGTAGTCGAATTTCTCCGGCGGCGTGCTGAATGACACGCTGGTAATGGACGGCGTGAGCGAGGCATCCGCGCCAAAAATCGGGATGACCTTGCCCCATGCGGGGCGCTCGTCGGTGGATTGTTCTCGCCGATAATTCGCCCACGCTGAATCCCACTGAGGCTTAGCCATCCCGCCCACCAGCAGCATCCCCGGCGGCGGCTTGTCGTCGAGGCTGGTCACGATGTAGCGCCCCATGAGAATCTGGCGCTGAATGACCGCCACGCTGCGCCGGAGCGCGCACATGCCATAACCGGGGTTGGTCTGGTCGCCGTCGGGCATGTCGACGAACTGCACCACGCGCGTGTGATGCAGGATATGCTGCTTGCCATTGGTGTTGGTGTAAATCACCGGGTATTCCGGGTCGCCGGTGGGCAGACAGGCAAAGGCGTCCAGATGCGCCAGCCCGGTCACCTGCCCGGTCGGAGCCTTCATCGGATTACCGGGCGCGATGATCTCCATGAATGCGCCGTGATCGAAGCGCAGATAGTCACGCGCGAGCAGTTGGCGCAGGCGCTGCGACCCCTGCCCAAAGCCGGCATAGCGCAGCACGTCGTCGAAGCGGTGGGTCAGGTTGCGCCCGCCGCTGAGCTGGAATTCTGCCTGCGAGAACTTCTTGATCAGCCCCGCCGCCGCGCCTTGCCAGAGCGTGTTGTAGTCGTTCCGGTCATAGGCGCGCAGCCAGCGCGAGGCTTCGACCGTGCCCCAACCGGGCAGCAGTTCGCCGCGCACCACCGCGTCCGACCAGAAGCTGGCGGCGGACGCGCCGTTATCCGCTTTGACATCGGGCAGAGATTGGACGGTCTGCCGTTCGACGGTGACGAGCTGAGTCGGGTTCATGTCGTTCCTGAATAACGGTTATGCCAGGTGAGGTAGCGGGCGGCGTCACAGCCGTGATCGTCCAGTTTGAGCGGCTTCGGTTCACCGACGTTGGCAACGCGGCTGGCATCGTCGTAGCGGTAGGATGCCATTTCACGCGCAAGCTGGGCGCAGCGCGGATGGATGCGAAACAGGCGCATTCCGTTCCCGTCGCAGATCAGGCGGCGCAGGTTCTTGATGCCCTCATGCACCGGATGGGTCGCCGCGACAGTCATGATGTCACGCTCCCAGATGCGCCCGCGCAGCTCGGCGGCGGCGCTGTCGGTATACGCCGCTTCCGGCTTGCGATACGGCTTTTCGTCCGGGTTCAGGCAGCGGTCAATCGTGCGCTCGCTCAACTCGCCGGTGGCGTAGTATTCGTCGAAGATGTTGAAGCCGCCCTGTGGTGTTTCCTGGGCGAACAGGATGACGCGCGGGTGATACGACGCCGTGCCGACGCCCTGCCCGGCGGCATAGCCATCGTCCACACCCCAGATGACGGGCAGGTCGGGGGTGTCGTCGGCTTCGGGCGTGATGTTCGCCATATCCCAGTTGTCAAAGACCACGCCCTCCGCTTGCACCCACTTGCCCTCGACCAGATGCAGGCGCTGGATACCCGTCAACTGGTTCAGGGTGTCGATGTATTCGGGCGGGTTGTAGGTGTTGTCGACGGCGCTGCTGTAGTAGACCGACGCCTGCCCGCCGTCCATGAGCCGCGTTTTAATCCAGTGGGTTGGACTGTCCGGGTTAGTCGTCAGGATGATCTGGGTATAGGGAAACGCCGTGCCGCGCATACGGGCGAGGATTTCGTTGTAGTCGGCTTCGTCGAAGCGCGTTGCCTCTTCCATCCACACGCGATCCACCCCGCCCGCTAACCCGATGGAGCGGATTTGCTCGCGCTGTTCCTCGTCCTTCATGCCGCCGTAAGCGACAATCGACCCGTCCTTGTACTCGAAGCGGTGAAGGCTGCGGTTGTGCTTCACGTCCGGGTTCTTGCCGACGATCTCGCGCTCGTAGAACAGCACAGTCGAGTTGTTCATACTCTCGCGCGTCTTACGAAGCAAAAGCCCCATCGCGGGACGGGGCTTTGGGACGAGCATATCACGGTGGATCATCCGGGCGGCGAGGTAGGACTTTCCACCCCCCGCCGCGCCGGTGAGCAGCACAATACGTGAAGGGTCTTTGTAGGGCGCGTCCTGCCAGGGAAGCAGGGGTGCATCGTCTCCCGCGCGCTCGGCGCTACTGGCTTTCGCTTTCTGATACCTGTACCGTCTTGCCTGCTGCTCTAAATAGCTCGGAAGCGAGGTCACGGTCGAACGCCTCCGCTAATGCATCGTAGTCAATGTTGCCCGCCCGGATGTCCTCAATTGCCTGAAGCCGCCAGTCATCAACCTGCACCTTCTCTGTCCACATCTTCAGGTGCTTGCCGATAAGCTCCAGCGCGCGCAGGCGGTCGTACATCTCAACTTCAGATTCGGAGATGTCGCTTTCTTCAGTAACGACGGCTTTATTCTTCACGCGCTTAATCAGGTTGGTCTTTCCAATCCGGCGCGCCTCCATCATGTCAAGGTTGCCGCTGTTGTCGCTGATGTCATCGAAGTCGCCGCGAGCTATCTGGGCGAGATGAAACAGCACTTCGGAGGCGGACATCGCGTCGGCTTCCATACGCGCACGTATTACAGTGGCGATTTCAGCATTCTTCAACAGCCGCGACCCTTGCGAGTATGCGGTTTTCTCGGAATATTTCGCTTCGAGAGCGGCTTTCGTCGCATTAAACGTGCGCAGGTAGGCGCTCACGAACGCCTGCTGTTGAGTTGTTAGCGCCATACACCCCTACCCCGTGTTCTGCGACCTACACAGGGGCGGTGATGAGCCGCCCCTACTCGTTGTTGGAGGGGGCTTTGGGAGTGTTGCCATCTCACCGCGCCTCGTTGCGCAGAAGCCCCCTATGCGAATGCGCGCCTTGACCTTGCTCGAAGCAAGAGGCGATGTCGC